AAAACCATAGAAACCCAATCCGGGCATATATTGATAATGAACGAAATGCATCCGCTTCATGCGGAGTGGATCATCTTCGTACCAGTTACGCCTTATCGCCAGTACCCTGTTCGAGCCTCTGGTTATTGTCACAACATAAGGGAGGGCTATTCCTGTGGGCTCTCCACTCTCATCCGTATCCTCAAAACCTGTAAGATCGAGATTGACGTGCATCTCATAAAGAACATGGCGATTGTCGTTCTCGTATGATGGACTATCACCTTCCAGTTCGTCGTATTTCTCCTGCACGTCGCTCTGGATATCGTGGGATTTCCCGATATCCACATCCATATACAGACCAGCAACCTGTAATTTGCGGATATCATTGGCATTCTTCCGCATAACATGTGTGTAGCGTTCCGCTGAAAGCAGATCGGAAGCACCGTAGCTAACTACAAAATCCTCGGCAGGTACAAAATGGGCGCAGCATCGACCCATGCTGGGATCATAATAAACCTTTTTGAACGCAGAGCCCGCCAGTGGCAGGCTGAACAGCAACTGTTCTGTCTCTGGCCGGTACTCCGTCATCTTCTCCGTAAGGAGATAGTTCATATATTCCCGAACGCGGGTCGCCTGTTTTTCTTTCTCATCGGTTATTGTTCCGACAATCTTTGTTTTCACAGGGCCACTGGCTGGGAACACCTCCGTAACCGCCTGCGACTGGAAGCGGATCACAGCCTCCGTCAGGATCGGATGGTGGACCCCGCAAGCACCGGGCCAAGGCGTTGTTCTGTCCTCAATCTTCAGTCCAAGAAGGTCGAGGCCCTTGACGTAGGTTCTCTCCCAATCCCCACGGGACGACCTGTCTGCCTCGTAATCTCCTATAAGCTCGGAAGCGAGATGCCGCAAACATTCCTCATCACAAAACTCTGCCAGATTGTCATCGTGCCGTGTCGAGCCCTCTTCTCCATCAACGCCAAAGTCAACAATAACGCCGCCATCCCCTGTCTCAATTGAGACAGCCTCTGGATTGACAATTTCTATTTCAACTTTCGCACCATTCCTGTCCGGGTCGATATCCTCAAACCCTTCCGGGCGATTGGAAAAATTGGGCGCTTGGGCTATGGCTTTCTCTATTGCCATGCAATCATACCTTACTTCTACGTCTAAGGAATTTCAGAAAATCAACTCCCGTCTCAATGTCGTGCAGCACTGTCACGAGGCCGGGGTCATCGTCTGAACGCTCCGGGTTAATTACTGTCACTACGGCTGGCGATATATTTTGATTCCGCAGCCCCATTTGTTTCGCATAGTTATCATATATCTTGTAACTTGCCACCCTTATAGCGTGACTGATCAATCCTGAATTTGGCTGCTTAACAAGCTGATAACCACTGATATGGCGATGACCACTGATAATAACATGGTCATCAATCCCCATTTGCGCCGCTTTCGCAGGCCCATGAGCAGGATTCCACTGACTATGGCCACTCCAGTCATGCCGTGCGTTAATCCGAACTTCCTTCCCATTCGGGAACTTCAAACCAATTCGGGCACCATGCGCCTGATACACTCCGGCCTGCTTGCGGATCATCCACTCTATCGGGTCACCATCTCCAACCCAGAGATCATGGTTGCCACCAATTAGGTACAACCAGTCAACGCTGGTAATGAGCCACTCCACCAGCTTCCACGTTTCCGCTTCAGTAACGGTCTGATGCGCGTGGAGACGAGCAAGCCGTCCAACCCAGTGATTGGCCATGTCTCCAACATTGGCCCCGAACAATCCCTGCGTCTCGGAGATTAGCCCGACATGTTGCTCCAGCAAATCTATCGAAGTTCCGGGGTCGTCCACATGATTGTCCCCCTGATGGAGGATAGCTATTGGCCCGTCAATCTTTACTTTACAGGAAATCAGATTGCGGGATTTCTCCGATGCCTCCTTGCGGAGGAACTCTAATCTCCTTCTCTGAATAATCTCTTCAAGAGGGGCTGTTTCATCGACCAACGCCTCCTTGTCAATATAAAATTCCTTTGACTTGGCAAACCTCCTTTTTGCCTCCTGTATTCTGCGCCACATGGCGTCCTTGGATATCCCGATAGACTCCGCCGCCTCTTTCAAAGTGCCACGGACTTCGTATGCTTCTATCGCAATTCTAAGGTCTTCTTCCGTAAACTGACTTGCCATATATACCTCACCTAGTAATATTCGGCACGCCGCACACGGTACTCCTCTTCTTCTTCATCACTCGGCACACGAACAAATCCTCCCTGTCGAAACCTCAACAAAGCCTGCGTGCTACTATCCACCAAGTCATCATGTTCGCCTACTGGAAAAGCAGCGAACTCCTCAATGACTTGCTCCGCCCAATTTGTAGCGGGAGCCCATACCACCCCGGAAGCGAATAGATCGCTCACCGCGTTAACACGGGCAATCTTGTCGTTCCCTCTTGACGGCGTGTAGTCACTGACTGGAATACCCATTTGCCGAAGCTCAAAAATTAACGGCGCACCTGCTGCCTTCGCCTCAACAATGCAGGCATCTGGTTCCCATTCCTTATAGGATTTATGGGCCACATTTTTTAATTCTGGAAACTCCATCCTGTCCTTGAATGCATCAAGCAGGATTATGTTAGCCGCATCCTTCCCGCTGTCCTCCGAAAAAAATACACCCCACGTTGTACACGCAGAGTAATCCGCCCTTTGTGTCTTGAGGAACGCTGTGTCCCAAGACTGGATTATAAACTCGCACTTCGGCGGATCATCCTTTTCCCACTTGCGCCACCAGTCCCGCTTGATAAGCGCCTGCTCCTCGGCTGTCGGGTCTTGCTGATACTGTGCCGACCACTTCGCCGCTGGTAGTTCTGCCTTCAGGCTTTGCAGTTCCGTCAATGGCCAATACTCTGGCCACAGAGAATTTCCTGATGGCAGTATGGCTGGCAACTGGATAACTTCCCACTCATCACTCCCATCACGTTGATGAGATGCCTTCAGTATCTGCCCCGCAAGGTCGCGCTGATGCCAGCGCGTCATCACAATGACAATGGCTCCCCCCGGTTGCAAACGTTGGCGAGGGCCAGAAGTGTACCACTCATAAACTGGATCAAAGACGGAAGCATCGGGTGAGCGGGCCTCTTGTTCGCTATGCGGATCATCTATGATTAGAAGGTCTGCGCCCTTACCTGTTACCGCCCCACCAACGCCGATGGCGAAATACTCGCCCTCCTTGTTGGTGTTCCATCTGCCAGCAGCTTTTGAATCCTGCCGCAGGCTTATACCGGGAAACAACTTCTGGAAATCATTATCCCCAACTAGATTACGCACCTTTCGTCCAAACCCTACTGCCAGTTCCGCAGTATGGGCGGTCTGGATCACCTTCTTCTCCGGGTACCTTCCCAAGAACCACGCAGGGAGAAGATAACTTGCAAATTCCGATTTGGTATGCCGTGGCGGCATATTGATAATCAGCCGCTTCAGTTTGCCCTCGACTACCCTCTCAAAGGCATCCGACATAATACTGTGATGGTTCCCTTCTATGAACGCTGGCCACATGTTCCTGACAAAATGGAGGAACCTCTTGCCGGACTGATCTCGATCCGTCGCGGTCTCCAGCCTGTTTATCAGATCAAGCAGTTCTCTTTGCTCTTCTATTGGCAGAGAGGCTATCTTACTGAGATAACTATGTAGCTGTTGATCAGGCATGTGGCTCCAAAAGAAAAGGACGCCGGAGCGTCCTTTTCAAGAAGGGGTATTTGCACGGGTACGGTGATCCCGGCACCGATCCCAAAAAAAAATTAGAACGCATATGCCTAACATTCTTCTGGAATGTTAACACACTACCCCCCTTGACAATCCACTGTCAACACTGGTTAGCCAGCTATTGCCATTCCTTTATGGCCTTGACCAAACCTCATACCGACAATGATCAGCGTGGGGGCTCGTCCAGATAGATACTGCAAGCGCCCTGTCGGGTTTCCCTCCCTTGCCAAGGTAATCCTCCCGCCAGTCCATATTGGCGAAAGAAGATGGCCGATGCCGCTCAAACTGTTCCCTGCCTTTCTTGCAGGCCCATAGTCTCTCCCCGCAGACAAGCACCATCTGCTGAACACCGATATCAAATGCATGATCTATAAAGGGACGGATATGGCGAAAGGGAGGATTGGTAACAATAACGGGTGCCAGAGCGGTATCGAAGTCAAAGAAATTTTGCCCCGCAGAAATATCGGTCTCGATAACGCTATAAGTATCGTGCCGTCTTAGTTCCGCTGCAATACGGCCATCCCCGGAGCAGGGCTCCCAGACCTGATTCAGAAATGCCGACGACTTCAGAAACATTCTGCCGATCATCGTTGATACTACGCTCATCGGGGTGGGGTAGAAATCGAATGGCTTCCTCACTCCTCGCTCTCCTTCTTGGCCTCCATCCAAGCAGCGGCAACCTTCAGATCACGTTTGCTTTCCTTGGTCAGCACACAAACAGGAAAACAGTTCCGATCCCCGAAACTGGCTTCCTTCTCCTCCTCATCATAGGCCCACGTTGAGAATGTTCGGACATACCTATCGCCATTAGCCTCAAAGCAGTCAAACAGATATCCCTCCGTATACATAACGGGACAAACCAGCTTATTGGCCTCCGAGGGCCTGACCATAGCGCCATCCCCGATGATATCTCTCCAGCTTATGGTTATATGCGGATAATGGATGCCACCTATTTCTATATAAATCATATCCTTAACGAGGCCCTTTCTGTGGCCCACACCGCCGACAATACAACACCCCCTTTTTAAAGACCAAGTATATGTCCCCGCATTTCTTACAGCCTCTTCTTATCGCCCATGCCATCAGCCCTGCCCCCTCTTCTTCTTTCTTGCAGTGGCCCAAGCGGATTTCGGCCCCAGCTTCTTACGGTGGTTCCTTGGGCGGGGCTTACTCCTGCGTCTTGACTTCAACATCCTCTTTCTCATCTTCCAGAATTGAATTTATACGACTTAAATTTCCTCTTAGTCCATGCCAGATATCAATAGGATAGATAGCTCTCGCCTTCCTTCTGTCCACATGAACGAAACCCTTTTCGTATAGGCCATTGATAATCTCATGGGTGTGACTCACTCCAGTACTAATGCCAAAAGAGATATCACGATAACTGGGAGAGCAGCCATGCGTGTGCCAGTAGCTTTTCAGATATGTCAGTGCTCTTCTTTGATAGGGAGTCATTTATCTATCAGTTCACCAGCATGAGGATCTTCTTGTTGAGGGTCAATGCCCAGTCGATCTCCTTCTGAACCCCCGGAGAATCCTCCCACCCTTCCAAACAATATACCCCCAGCATGTCGCAGTGCTTCAGGAACTCAAAATCCCGCCGCATCCACCACTGGTTGTCATGCTCGAAACCGCTAGCCTCGAATGCAGCCCCATAGGCTATAGGAGAGAATACCCAAACCCCATTGTTCAGCAGGGTATGGGTGAAGGAGATAACCTTCTCCTTCCTCTCCTCGGCCATCTCCTTGGTAACTTTCCAGTTGCTGGAATAGGGAGAAGCGAGATACATCATCCCGTGATTTATTTCCACACACAAACGGAAAAAATCAGGCCCCGGTATTTCTTTCAGGTCCAGAAGAGGGAAGTCGGTCTGCCTGTAGGAGTGGCCGTTCCCTGTATTCCAAAATACTTGTTCCATGCAGTCAGTCCCATAATTCCCTTTGCGGATAGCCAGAAACGGGCAGCATTACCTGCTCGTAGTCGAACTTCGTTTTGAAGGCCTCTGCTATTCTTATATGTTCCTCTCCAAATCGCAGAACATCTGCGTTGTAGGTGAATACTTTTTGGGGAACAGTGATGCGGCCATACGCGAAGTTAACTCCGCGTTGCGTCGGCTTCCACTTGCCGGAATGCTTTACCGCTGGGTCTTTCGATTCCCTGCGTACAACCAGCCCCCACCAACGAACGGTGGGCAGTTGGTTGGTGCGTGTCAGCCATTTGGGCGCGGTGTTGGGAACGTCGGTCCACTGTGAACCTTGCTTAACGAGCCAAATCAAGGCGCGAGCCATGCTGGAATTGAACTGCCGAGGATATATTTTGCCCCACCTGTCACAGCATGGGCAGTGACCACCATCTCCATTTATCGCATGAAGCCAATCAACTTTTGAATCTTTGAGTGTTTTCATTACATCTGCCATGAACAGACAGGTAACAGACCACTAACACTGTTGCAATATAGAATTACATCGAATATATTCGGTCTCCCTGCTTAACTGGGCCGTCGAGCAGGTAATATGGGTCACGGGGCATTTGTAGATGCTAATAACCGTGGCCCTTTTTTTGAACTATTCTGGGATAGGGGTCAGTTAAACAAGTTTAGGTGACCCCCTTTAGAAAGGACCAATGCCAATGAGTACAAGTTCAAGCCGTATTTATTCCAGTGAAGCAGAACTGTATTCCGCTCAACGAAAATGGGACAAGGAATTCTCCTCCCGAATGAACCAAAAAAAAATAAAAGGCAGAAAATTCGAGAGCTACGATCTGAAAAGTAAACTTCCTCCAATATCTCGCTCTAGGAATACCTAGTTACTAGGAATACCTAGTTACTAGGAATACCTAGTACCTAGATATAACTAAATATATTAGCAGAACCTAGTACTAGGTATTCCTAGTACTAGACAGTACCTAGATTCTATGCTAGGAATTCCTAGTTCCATTTTAGAGCGAAGGAAATAAAACTCTGCCGCTCCGTCCTGTCCCTCCCTTTGGACGTAATGGAACGAAACTTCGACCCTGCCAGACCTCCCTCTGGTGGGGTCTTTTTTATTTCCCGCCGTCCTTCATTCCATTAATGATGTTCCACAACGAAGTGATATTCTTAGCTGCAACATCCAGTTCAGCCCTAATCTTTACCACCTCTACATAGGTATCCCTCTTGGCAAGATCTGCTACTATATTGTCCAAATCTTTACGCAATCCCTCCGTTTCCTGCTTCAGCCGCACTACAGCAGCTACAGCAAGAAAAAAAGCAACTATCTGCTCCCAGTACTGAGATATTAGTCCTACTTCCATCAGTAGATACTACCACTGTTGGTTGTTATATATTAAGTGGGCATGGGTGGCCTATATAGGGGATCCCAAAAAGTTGTGAATGTTTGAGTGGATTAGTGTGTAGGGGGGAGGGAGGGGCCGCCGAACAAAAGGGGGGGCCGGGGGTAGGCCCCAGCCGCTCCCAGCCGCTCGCACACGGGCAGTGGGTCAGACCTCAGCTTTTTCTGCGCCAGCCGCAGTCGATAGGGTGTAGTTTTTCTGTGGGCAGCGGGACACAGCCTAGCCTAGGCAGTGAGCCTTAGCCGCTACCGCTAAGCAGGGCCGTCAGCTTCTCCTCTAATTCGGCCTTCACCTGCTCCGGGCTCTGATCATTGGACGAGGTCTCGACGATATCGGCGAACAACTTGATGTCAGTTGTCTTGCCCAGCAATTCGAGCGAACGAACGCGGGCTGCATCAGATTCAGCATGAGCCGCTTCATGCTCAAGTCTCTCGACAATCCATCGCCGTCGCGTCAGGGCTGATGACACCGCACTCCTCTGGATACTATCCCGATGGGCCTGTAGCCGTAGGGCAACGATAGGGTTCCCCATCATCCTACTACTTTCCACCCATATGGCTGAGGCCTTCATACCCTCAGCATCGTAGGCCTTGCGATAGGCATCGCTTGCCGTCGAGCCCTTGATCACCTCCGCAACGAACCGCTCCTGCTTCGCCGTCAGGCGGCGCTTCTTGGCTGTAGCCTTGGCTTTGGGCGGTTCCGAATCACCTTCGATTATGTACAAATCAGGCTTCTTTTTGTCTGTCATGGCCTCACTCATGTAGGTTGTATCCTCTACAATCTACAGTGAGCGTGGGTTATAGGCTAGTACCCACGAGTGGGTTGTAGTGTGTAAGCCAGTGTGAGACAACATGGCCAAGCCCTGCGGCACGTTGCTTGTTTCACGAGGGCCACTGCTTCTCAAAGTCGTAGCAGTTGAGTGAGGCGAAGTCCTTCGGGACCGCTCTGACCCTCACCTTCCAAGCGCGATGGCGATTAGGGTTATCTAGCCAACATTGGTAACCTCAGCGGCAAGCACACAACACCGTACGTCCCTGACCGCTAGGGTGTGCCAGCATCGGATGCCGAATAGATCCGATAACTTTTGAAAGTCAAACCCTCAGCCTCTGGCCATGATACTGCCAGTTAGTCAGTCGCTGGGACACCCCAACAACATTCCGATGATAGCGTGCAGTGCCGTAGGCAATGCCTTTTCAGGCGGCGGTAAGCGGAACCACACTGTGTGAAGTAGACACCAACCTCTACTGCGACCTCTGCTTGGCAGCGGGTGAGCGGTTTAGTGCGGAACAAGACGCGAAAGGATTTTTTGCT